CCCCCAACTAGAATTTCACTTCCACTGGAACTACTTCTTTACGCAAACTCCGGCACGCATTTACGGACAATTCTTCTCGCTTCTTGCGAGTCTTACTTGCTCCAATAGACTCATCTGGTCGTTTTTTGGTCGTATTTAGCCTAGACGACATGTCCGTTTCAATCGCATCAAAATTAGTTCCAATATATTCCAATACTTTATTCATAATCGCCCATTTAAAAAAGTTCAATTGACCTATAGTTGTCTCAATATTTTGTTCTTTATAGGGAATCAATATACGTTGTTTTCGGCAATAGGGGTCAAACATTTGTTTAGAATAGCTGTCTTCAGTGGACTTATAGTTTGTCCATACGAAAAAACGACGGGCATTTTCACCGTCTTTTGCCGGTGGCACATCATACACGGTAAAATGTTGTTTTGCATAATTGGTAACAAACCAGTTTACCATGCGAATGGATAATTTCTTGTTTTCTTGTACAATATATTCACGATTTACGATTTGCTTTAGCACTTCTAGATTTTCCGGAATTTGATAAAATTCCATTAAAGTATTTAGTAACCATTGGTGTTGTGTATGCATTTATTAATGCGTTCATTTTTATCTTTAAATCTATTTAGGAAAAAGTGATTTTACTATATAAAACAATGTTGCAAGACAAAACTCCATTATATGCTTTGTTTGTATTTTTCTTAATCATTAGCGCGAATTATTTAGGCGAATTGTTTCCCTGTAAAATACAAAAAGCCTTGTCTCAAAACATATATGCCAAACACTTCTTCGGATTTCTAACACTAATCTTTTTCGTCGTCTTAGTTGACCCCATACAATCCTTTTCATTAATCGGTACTTTAGGCACCGGAGTCGTACTATACGGAATATTTTTATTATTAATCAATACAAACGTCACATTCTTCTTTCTCTCATTAACATGTTTAGCATTCATTTACATATTGAATTTGAAGAAAAAAGAGTCCGAAGATTACTCCTCCTATATTGACACTATAAATGACATATTATACGTCGTTTTTGCAATGTGTGTAGGGGTAGGGTTTTTGGTATATATGGGTGAAAAAAAGATTGAATACAAACAAAAATTTAATTATTTAACATTCATATTTGGTAAACCGTCTTGTAGGCATCAAAGCCCCAAAACGAAATATTTACAAGCATTAACCTCTGCGTTCAATTAATTAACGACATATTTTTCTAATAGGACAATATAGTAGACACGATGGCAGTTTACGCATGGACAGATTCAATTGAAAAAACTCTAGACGTTATGAGACAAAATACAATGAAAATGGGCGAATTGTCCAAAGAAAAGTATAATGCGTTAAAAAAACGCATCCAATATTTACAACTCCCTTTAGCCGTTTTAAGTGCAATTAATGCATACGCGGTTGTCGGGCTAGATAATTATATGTCGGAAAATACTGTTACCATTGGCAGTTGTGTAGTTTCCGCATCTATTGCTGCCTATTTAGGTTACGACTGGCTTTCTGGTTCTCAGAAAGAAATGGAAAAGGAATTGTCGTTTTCCAAAGACTGCGAAGCCATTTCAGAACACATCAAACAAGTACTTACAACCAAACGTGAAGAACGCACTATAGAAGGAGATGTATTCTTACGCGAAAAATTTGATTCCTATAAACAAGTCGTACAAGGACACCCTATGATTGAAAAATTCATGGGACACGTCACACTATACAAAGATAGTATGTGTGAACAAGTTGAAGATATGGAATCATTTGTAGTTGACCATTGGAACATTTTGTATCGTTCCACATTGAGACGATTTAAAAAGAAAAACGAAGAATTAATCAATACAGTTGTTAAAGCAGGACAAACTGTAAATGACATTATTGAACCCGTAAAAGAAGAAGTCGTTGAGAAAGCCGAACCGGTTGTAAACTGGGTTTCTAAACGATTGAGTGGCATATGGAGCGCAACTGAAGAGAAAGAGGCGGTTGAAACATCGGAAGAAGCAATGGAATCCGCGAAAGAAGCACAACAACCTTCCCCTAAAAAGGAAGAACCTTCTATAAACATTACAGAAATATACAAAATGAAAGACATTCCATCCATGTTATCTCCTAAACGTGTGGGGATGGCATTTAGCACAAAGAAGTAAAAAAATATTGTATTATAGTATAATACAATGTCAAAAGACGATAATTATATTAAATATTGCAAATGTAACGGCAAAAAAATAGTGTTATATGATTTGTATGAAAATATTTTTGAACCAAAAACCCATTATGACACGGCAATATTTGAAGAATTACACCTATTGAATCATATTCAACACGCCGGAAATAGAAGAACGCCATTGGGTTTTGATATTGATTCTATGACCCCGTCTGGTGTTAAAGTAAGAAATAGCTTTTTAAATGAAGACGGAAGTGCGAAACCGTATAACTATATTGAATTTTTATTTGCGTCCAATTACATAGTTACGAGAGTAGAATCATGTCTAGTTGATAAAAAACCAATATACGAAGTAGACTTTGAATTAAAACACAGTTTTGGTGAAAAACCGGCTAAAGTATTTCTATATTCTACAGAAAAATTAGAGAAAAAATGCTCTAAAAGTAGAAAAAATCCATGGGCTAGGAAAAACAGTGCAAGCAATAAAAGTAAAAGCAAAACACCAGTCAAAAAAAACAAAAAAAGAAAAGCATCAATATCATCCACGTCTTCAAGTAAAAATAAGCGTTAATTCTTTTTTATTGTCCGGTATGTTTCCAAAAAAATAGCGGCGTGGAAAACTATATTCACATTGTACTTGAAGCCCACTTTTGGTTGCTAAATACAATGCGTTCAATGGGTCATTTTGATATTCTTCTATATAGTTAAATCCACATTGTTCTAATGAATGGACCATATTTTGTTGATAATATTCGTAAATATGGGGTTCGGTCGCTTCAAATGCCAGCAAACGAAACTTACTTTCTTGAAAACGCTCTTGTAATATTTTAGGATTCAAATCCATAATGCACAATACACCATCTTGTTTTAATAACCGGTAAGCTTCGCGCAATATATTAAGACAATTCTCATAGGGTACTTCGTGCAATACAAATTGAATTGAAATCATATCAAACGATTCGTTTGGCAATGGAACATCTTCAATATTGGCATGCATAAAATAATTATTGTCAAGTTTTGCTACACTTTGATATACGGCGGTGGAAATAAAATACGGACTCAAATCTACACCCAATACATGACTATATGGGAAACGTTGTTTGAGAAATTGTGTGGAAATGCCAGTGGAACATCCCATATCTAAAATGGATTCAAATGGAGCGAATCCTAATTTTTGTCTGTATAGTTGGATGTGTTGTGTTGTATTTTGTCTGAGCCATTGTTCAGCTAAATGTGGAGATATATTGTCCCAATAATTGGCACTTATGCTCAATGTAGCGGCCTCGGCTTCAAACGCGGCTTTCCATTCTAAATTGCCATGGTCGTAGCCATGAAAGGGTTGGCTATAATAATTTGGATAAAGGATGGATGTATTTTCGTATTGGGCTTTAATTGCTTCTAAAGCTTCCTGATTTTTCTCATATGGTTCGGTCAATGATTTCCATGGTATACCTAATTTGGTTGCCCGTCCGATAAACCAATTGCGAGCGGATACTTTCATATTAGAACTAACAAAAGACCATAATTTCGGAGGGTCACCTTGTTTCATATATAAAAATCCATTTACTGGGATGCAAAAAAATAGCACAAGAATGAAGTTCATTTTTATGTTATTATTATATAATTTTTCTTTTTATTGTTTTTTTGTTTGTTGATTTTTATTGATGTATTGTTTTTTATTGTATGGAATATGCAAGCAAAACTAATCTGTTTCTAATGATGCTTCTTTTATTTTCACTTTTTCCATGAGTTTTGTAATTTCATCTTGAATATCTTCTTCGTTTGAAATGAGTAACTTTACGCTATATCTTTTATTCTCAGTACGCCTTTCATACAATAGCCAGGTTTTATCTTCTTTTTCTATTATTCTTACGTATTGTGGCAACCCAGTTTTTTCTAATCGTGATTTTGGCAAAACTCCATTTTCAAGATTTTGTAAAATATTTTTAATTTCTGTAAGTTTTTCTTGCCAAGTTTTTTTAGTAGATTTACAACCATCGTATTTTTTATTATATTTAGGGTGGTTTTCAATGCGAAAATATTCTCGTTGTAAATCTTTCTCTTTATTGTATGTGTGTTTCATATACGAAACGTATTTTGGAATCATAGCTTGTGTAAGACCTTCTGGTAACTGTTGAGCGTTATATTGGCGATTCCTTTTTGTTCCCGGTGCAATGCCATTTGAGTTGCGTTCTTGAATTTCTCGGGTAGCAATTCGTAAGTTTTCCAAACGATTATTCAAGGGATTTCTATCAATATGGTCAACACTTACATTCATAGTTCCTCTACCATTTCTGTAGCAATCCATTATAATTTGATGAATATAGAGCATACCATATGTAATTGTTTGAGCCGCAATATAACCGTTCATACAATAAAAAGTAAGTTTTTTACCATCATTTTTTGTTTGTTCAAATTGAATCAACTTCTCATAAGATTCAGGTGATAAAATACACAATTTATTTACCTCACAGTACATTAATAATGTTTCTTTTTCGTCTACAAACGTTTTATAAATTGTATTCTTTATAGTATTTGCGTGTCTGCCATATTTAGGTACATGACCACCTAAGTTTTCAATTATAGAGTAATCTTTCAACAAATCGTCCATCATCGCCATTTTGTAATGCTATAATGAAATCAATCACAAATAAAAAAATTCAACTTTTTATAACATGAATTTATGATTTTATGAAAAAACATAAATAATTGAAATTAGAAATAACATTTGATTATTATGAGAATAAACCTGCCATTCCCGACTATCAATTTGAATACGCTATTCCTGCCATGCCGCTCATAACACGTAACACATTGTACGATAGAGCATAAACTCTGACCTTAGCAGTGGATGTACCTGCAACTGTTCCTGAGGAAAGAACAAGTTGAAGAACAGCGTTATCAATTCTTGAGAAGTTGCATGTTCCAGATGGTTGGTGCTCTTCTGGGCGAAGGGCGAATGAGTAAAGGTTGATACCGCAATCTGGGGCACGTGTGTGGTGTTGGTATGGTTGAACAACGTCAAAGTATGAACCTTCACGCTCAGAGAATCGGTCTTGTCCGTTAAGCTGAAGCTTGGCGGTAACAACTGGGTTCTCTCCCCAGCAGTGCATGTCAAGGGCTGTCTCAGAAAGAACGAATGTTCCTGCATCAGAAACACCAGCACTACCAGAATGTCCGCCTTGGAAAACAGTGTTTTCCCAGGTTTGGCTTGCAGCAGCGCTATCTAGACGTGCATCCATAGCACCTGGTTGCTCAAATAGACCACTTGATGTGATGAATGCATCAGAAGCACCAACAGATTCGGGGGAACCGAATGCATGAACGGCGTTGGGAAGAGCATCAATGGCATCTGTGTAGTTAAATGGTTGGGCACCAAGTGTCTTGAAAAGGGTCTGTCCACCTTCAAGAGATGCACAGTAGTCAACATTGGCATCAGGTTGAACAACCCAGATAAGCTCCTTACATGGGTGGTTGAAGTTAAGCTTAATCTTGTTGGAGGATGAACCAACTGACTCGTCACCTGTGAACTGAAGTTGTTCAATCAAGTACTCGTGAGGGTTCTGGGCCATCTTTCGGCGCTCATCTGTATCAAGGAAGATATAGTCAATGTACAAAGAAGCGGCAACAAGGGATTGTTGGTATGCCTGGGTAACAGACATTGTTGTTGTTCCAGAAAGTGCGCTTACTGCCCATAGACACTCACCAATAGGGCGGATGTCAAGGTTAATCTTAACCTCGTGGTATTGAAGGGCAATAAGAGGAAGGGCAAGACCAGGGTTCTTTGTGAACCAAAATTGAAGAGGAACGTAAAGTGTTGTCTCTGGAAGAGCGTTTCTTGGGGCGCAAACCTGAGCAGGTCCTCCTGAACCGGCACATGGACCAGCAACATCGGCGAATGCTGGGTCTGTGATGTAGGCAAGTTGTGTGGTGTGTCCAATCATCTTCCAGTATCCCTTTTGCTGTTCGCTTGACATGGTAAGCTGGTTCCAGATGTGCATCCAGTCACCATATTGACGGTCAATTCTTTGTCCACCAATCTCTACCTCTACGGTGGCAATCATTTGCTCACCAATGTAGTCTAACCAACGAGCATAAACATCACCAGATGATGTGTTCTTCATGGATTGGTTAATCTCTGGAAGAGTAACCTGAAGATATGTTCGGTATGCAAGGTCACCGTTTCTTGAAAGAACGGCACTTACACGGCGTCCAAAATCGGCCTGACCTTGGAATGTCTGTTCAATGCTTTCCATTGCGAAGTTTGTGTGGCGTCTGTATGACACCTTCCAGTAAGTAATTTCGGGGGTACCGGTAAGGAACAAGTCCTGGGCACCGTAAGCGACGATTTGCATAAGAGCTCCTGCCATTTTCTCTCAATATAAAATGCCTAAACATAATAATTTTTCAGAATTTGAAACGCCGCACTACATTTGTATCGCAATAAATTAAAAACAATTATGACCATACTACAAACATCTACTACATTCCATGTATAGAAAATATACATGGAAATCATACAAAATGCCCTATAAAACAGTCCAACCCGGCATCAAAATGTCTAAAATGCCTAAATAGATGTAATATGGAAAAACGCATTTAAAACATAATTCATTAAAATTGTTAAATGGATAAGAAAAAAACACAAGTACACACCATAGATGAAAAACACAATGATATTATGGAAATGTATATGGTGATTGAAAGAGAAACTATACCGAAACTAGAAAACGAAATCCAAGATATGGTTGAAAATGCAAAAAGGACTAAACAAAAGAAAAACGAAAATTATTATGAAATGATTGACGAAATTAAGAAGAAAAAACAGGAACTGAGAAAGTTGCAAAATAGTAAAAATGAATATTTGCTAAATAATTCTAAATATATTTTCCATTATTATGAGGAAAAACAGAAAATCAACAGCGGTGAAAATGTGAAAAATAAAACGTCCATTAATAATTTCTTCAAAATTAAAGGGCAAAATGAAGAAAGTTCCAATTTGAATTCTGAAAAATACAATGTTTCTAAATATTTGTATCAAAATTATTGGAAAAATGTTGGAGCACAAGACAGCAATAATTTGCAAGATTATGTGATGGATTCGGAATGTTGTTTGTATTGCAATCAAGGTGAATTAATTCCATTGGAAGAAGAAGGGGTTTTAATTTGCAAT